TGTGTAGCTGATGTTGGATAAATTTCAACACCTCTAATACTATCACCTTGTATAGTAACACCTTTAGGCACAGTCATTGGAAATGTTTCTTGATACTGTCCTGGGTAAATGTAAATTAGATCTCCGTCTGTTGCAACGCTAAGAGCTTTTGTAAGCGTAGCAAATGGGCCTCCTGGGTTATTACCATCATTAACGTCATTACCGTTATTAGTTGAAACATAATAAATTCCAACATCTTTTGTAAGTTCAATTCCTTGATAAACTAGTCCGTTTGCTTTTACACTGTCTGCAATTAAGTTATCAACAGCAATTTTAAATCCTTTTGCAGGTCCTGTGCTGTCATCGTCTTTACCAATATGAAATCTATCATTATCATCGGGTATTAAATCATTTTTAAATTCTGCTAGAAAACTTGCTGTGTCTGTACTATCATCACCAATAGTAATTGAAGTACCACCGTATGTAATGTTACCTGTTGCATGTAGATTACCTGTAACAGTAAGTGTTCCGCCGGTTTGTAATTGTAACTCTCTTGGAACTGACCTAGGATAATAACTTGCAATGTATGCTTTAAATGCATCAGTATTAGCATGGTCTGCTAATGTTCTAGATGCAGGATAAGCAACACCATCAACAAATTTAGTGTTCATTGTTCCTAGTTTAAGTACGTCATCTGCTTGTATATCACCGTCACCGTCAAAGTCAAGTGCCGCAAGTTCTTCAGCTGTCCAGTTACCAGATTGTGATAATGTTAACGCATAATCATACAATCGATCCATGTCGTTAGGAGGACTACTTGCACTAGTTATTGGCCCTGGATTCCAAAAGTTACCGTAGTTACTGTTAGAGTTCCAAGCCTCAGTTTGTCCAGTAAGTACTTCTGACTTAATGCCAATACCGCCATTAGTTTGTAATGCTTGTATACCATCGCCTTTAACAGCAAAGTTATAACTACCAATACCTGTTGTTGTTATATAACCTTCAGAGTGTGTAGATTTGAGAGTAATGTTTCCACTTGGAGAGCTAATACCAGTTGTTGCTAGTGTTAGATCGCCAACTTTAAAACTGTTTCCAAATAGAATATCAGGATCACTGTTACCTGATGTTGTACGTAATGTACCGCTAACTGTTAAATTTCGAGGAGTTGTAGTAGTGTTAATACCTAAAGTATTATCACGTTTGACAACCAAAAGATCGTTATCAAATTTTAAATCTGCTAATTCTCTTAATAAGTTATCTTGTAGTAACTGTCCACCAATGCGGGCAACTTGTGTACTCATAATATTCCCTCTCTATATTACTACTATTTATAGTAATTACTTGTCGAAGTTATGTAGTACTTGTACTGGTTTGCCTGTTGGGACTGGAGTTCCAAACACTAGATAATATCCTGATGCATATGGAGCACCTGGTCCTGAACTTGGATTTTGAACTATTGAATAGTTTGTTGTTGCTAATTGGAATACGTTTTCAATTGTAACTAAAATATTGTTTTCTGAAATTGGCACAGGATAATATGTATCACCTGAATTTAATGGTCCAAATGTAGTTTCAGTGCCGTTACCATTACCTAAGTTTTGTTGAACAATAGTTGTTGGCTCTCTAAATCTAACTGGTTTCCAAACACTGTTTTGAAAAACTTCAAAATCATTAGTATCAGAATTATATCTAAGCATACCTTCAACACCAGTGTACGGACGTTGGTTTTGTGTTCCTTTAGGTACAATAACTGCTTTGTCAGTATTAATATTTGCTAGTCCTAAAGAATCAATATTAAATCCTTTAGTATCTGAGTTAATACCTCTAGAAGTTGTTTGTGCTTTTAAAAATCTCATTTATACTTCCAAGTAACTAATAGTCATAACCAAGTTAGCTGGAGACTGACTTGCTGTAACAATAGTATCGCCTGCTTCTAAAACTAACTTTTCAGTATCGAACGTAAATGTGTCAGCGCCAGCAACTACTAAATTATTAATAATTTGGTTTGCGTTTGGATCTGCTGTACCTTTAGTTTGGCCACTTGGTACAACATGCAAATCAAACTGTGAGTCGTTGTTTCCGCCTGTGTCTACAGGTTGTGTGTTACAAACCATAATAGTTGTAATTGCATATCTTTTACCAGCTGGCACTGTTAAGTGTGTTTTGTCTGCTATAGATAGTTGTCCGTTTATAATCGCCATATTTCTTTCCTTAAAATAACATACTAAACAATAGTGATCTATTAGTACTTATCAATTCGTCTTCGTATGCATCTTTGTTTTTATACCAAACACCACTATTTCCTATAGCCGGATCTTTTCCGTATATAGCAATATTAGTACCTGGATTAATACTTGCGCCACCTGCTTGCACTGGCATTTTTAAAATACCGTCAATAGTTACAAATGATGTACCTGAACTACTAAGTGTTAAGTCTGTTGCACTTGTTAATGTTGATATTGTATTATCTTGGAAAACAATATCTTCAATTTCTGTTGTATTCTTTTTAAACTGTGCTACTTCAGTACCGTCAATTGTAATTTTTAAATTACTAACTCCGCCGTCAATACTTTCATCAAACAAGTTAAGACTTGAGTCTCCTCTAGCAATACTTTGAATAGTAATAGTTTGAATACCCGTTGTAACTGTATCGTCAACATACTTCTTGTTTGGAATATCGTCGTCGTCTGTAATTTGACTTTCGTAATTATTTGTACCGCTTACACTAATTACACCTGTACCACTATTGATTAGATATAGATCTCCTCCACCAGTAGTAATAGCATTTGTTCTTAGTCCAATAATAGCATTGTCTGCTGTCTTAAACACAAATGTGCCTGCTTTAACAGTTTGTGTTACAGGATCATTAAAAGATGTTTGTTCATCAAAAATCAATAATGCATCTGTTGCAGTTCCTCTATCAATTTGAAGACCTGCTGTATTTTCAGTAACTCCTGCACCAGATTCACCTTTGTTTAAAGTGATGATGTTGTCAACTAAATCTAATGTTTGCGAATTAACAGTAGTTTGCGTACCGTTAATTTGTAAGTCGCCCGTTATAACAACTGTACCTGCCTGGGTACCTGTGTCAAAAGTAATAGTGTTTCCACTTGATACTCTTGCTACATAATTACCTGTGTTTACATTTAAAATCTTTGACATTTATAATTCCTTAAATTGTTGTGGGGAACTTGCCCCCACAACATTTATATCTTATATTAAGATGCTTGTGCGTCAATTACAATGCCGCCACTTTCAGCCGCCGCTTTAGTTGCTACACCATCTGATGTATAACCAGTAAAGCCAGTACTATTAACACCTAATAACTGAAACGTGTTAGTTGCTTTGTTTGCCACTGTGTATGCAGTTTCAAGATTAAGCTCAACCATGCCAACTACGCCACGGATAGATACTTTATCTCCGTTGCTGAAGCCGTGTCCAGTTGCTGTAATAACACATGGATTTGCCGCTGTTGCACCTGAAATAACTTTTTCAACTGCTGAACTTGTTCCTGTAGCTGATCTTGCCCATTTGTGCTTTGATCCGCTTTCAAGTTGCATTTTTCTGTTGTACATTTTTGTAATCTGTTTAGTAACACCGTCACTGTCAGTTACGTTAATGCAAAATTCACCAGCACCTAATCCACCGATTGACTTGTTAACAAGTGTACAAGTTTCTGTTTTACTTCCATCAGTTACGATGAATTTTTTTGTTGATCTTTGTGACACAATATGTGACTCAGTAGTAATTTCTCCGCCTGCCGCAAATTTAACTGCTGTTACTTGGATTTTACCTGCTCCATCACCAATGTGTTTTTTATTAATTGGTCTACCCATTTTGTTTCTCCTTAAAAGTTGACGTTCTAGGTCTACGGAGATGGTGTTCTCCATAAGTCCTCATCTAGAGGCTCTCCTCTTGACATTGTATTTATCATTGCGAATATGATTAATAAAAAAACGAATGTGATCAAAGTGTTTTGACAGAGTTTCAAACAATTCTATGTTTAAGTTATGTGTGCATCTGTTATAGCTCATCTTACCAATACTTGAATAATATTCAACGTTTAGACCGTATTCAGGAAATATACCTGTAACAAACAAACAAGTATCTCCTAGAGTCTTTGCATCTCTTGAATTACTAATCTTTAATATAGATTCAGCAAATGTTTTTGTAGGGAGGAAATCGGATTTGTCAACATGGGAAGCCAGCAAACATACAATGTAATGTTCGATGTACTCGGGCATCTCAATGCCTGTTCTATTACGAGTGTCTTTAACTACGTCATAGAACGCTGAGGCGTACTCGTCTCTCATACTAATATTTAGTCAAAAAAATAGGCCCCCTAAGGGACCTATTTTAATTTTGTTTCTACTAAGAGATCTTAGCTGAATGTTACGTTGGCAACAGAAACTTTGCCTAAGTAGTCAGCCGCGTTACCTAGTGAAGAAGCAACGTTAGACAACTCAACATAACCGTAGCGTGTCATAAATGATACTACTGGCTCAAATGTTGATGGATCTAAAACAACACCACTTGACATTAATGGAATGTAAGGAGCGTAGAACGCTGGTGCGTCTGATTCGCTTGATCCTTTGTATCCAATTAGTACGTCAGTACTGTCGCCTGCATATGCGTCTACGTATACTTTCATTGCACCGTTCAAAGTACCAACCATTTTAGTGTTTGTTGGAGCTTCAAAAGTACCTTCAGTTGTACGTGCAAATGCACTTGTTGTTGCAGACTGTAGGATAGTTAATGCAAATGGGCTAACCACTGCATAATTACCTGCGCCACGACGTGTTCTTGCCGCGATATCGTTAGCAACTTTGTTGATCATAACAGCTAATGCCGCATGTTCGTCGCCTACGAATGTTGCAGTTCCTGAAACGCCTGCTTGATCATATGCTTGGCTAGCTGTACCAGCTAAGTTACGCAATGATGCAAGGATCTCTTGATCTATTTCAGCAGTAATTTCTTGGGCTAATGCCGCCATTACTTCTGCTTCGATGTCGATACCTTGTTGTGCTTGAGCGTCTTGAGCCGCTTCAAAAGTCCATCTAGCTGATAGCTTTCTGGTTTTTGCTTCGACTGTCTGCTTCAAGATTTGAATTGACAATCTCTTGCCAGCTTGACCTTCTAAAGTTGCAGTAGTATCAGCTTTATCTGTACTTCCGCCTCCTGAGTAGCCAACACCAATCTTGAATGGTGATAGAGCTTCTTCGCCTGCAGTCACATCATCTTGTGTGTCTGAGTAACGAACTCTTAATGTGTGGATCTGACCCACGGGACCTGTCATTGGCTGTACACCGACTAACTCATTGGCGATAACAGTTGGCATAACACGTCTGATTACTGGTAGGATAACTCTGTTTAGAGTTGCAACATTACCTGCTGAAGATGCACCTGCTGTAGCAGTCTCTGCCAAATACCTTTTGGTATTTTCCAGAGTCACGCCCATCACGGCTTTCTTATTGCCTTCTAGGCCTTCAAGAAGTGCAGTCTTTGTATCCTGCCAGCGACTTTCTAATAGTTCTGACATTTTTTTCTCCTTATTTCAATCCTGCAAGTCTTCTAATATCAACTACGTTATCCGTAGCTGACGAGCTTGCATCTATGTCATTGGTTTGTTTATTGCCTGTAATTTGTGTGCCTTCAGTAAGTGTTGCCTTGGTTTCCTTAGCTGGAGAGTTCCCTGCGATAACGCTTGGCATGTACTTGTCAAAAGACTTATTAAGTTTTTCGGTTTGTACAGATTCCAGTAAGTCAGCCATGATTTCTCTTTGACCTTGGTTAAGAGGTGAAAGTAGTTCATTCATAACTTCTTTTCGTTTGGCAGTATCTTTAGCAATTTTAATCTGAGTATTCTTACTTTCTACTAGACTAACTGCTTTACTTGCCATTTTTTTAGCTTCAGCTAATTGTTTATCTTTCAACGTAACTACTTTTAATAGTTTTGCTGTTTCGGATTTCTCATTAAGATAGCTGTTAGTGTATTCTGATGCAAAAGATTCGAAAATCTTACGTCCAAAATCATTCCTACGAGCTGTATCAATGTCTTCCTTCAATTGAGTTATTTCTTTATTAAGACCTTTCTCAACTGTTCCTGCAACAATCTTAGTTGCGTCTGTGATAAACTTAGATTTAACTTTAGCTAGATGTGTTTTGGCTTCGCGTACTAAACGTACTTTTGTCTCAGCCAAGTCTTTTTTGTCTTCGTAAAACTCTGCGATTTCTTTAGATAATGAATCAACAACAAAATTCTCAAGTTTGGAAAACTTTCCTGCCATAGCTTTTTGATCTTCATGAAGCTCGCCAATCTCTTTGCCTAACTGCCCAACAACAAACTTCTGCATTAGTGTTGCGTTTTCACGCATTGCTACTGCATATTTTGCTCTTGCTTCGGCTAGTTTTTGACGATCGTCTGCGAACTCATTAAGTTCTTCTGCAAGTTTTTCTTCTAACATAGTATCAATAGCTTCCACCATTGTTCCTTTGTCATGCTCATACTTTTGAGCGAATTCCTCGCGAAGTTCAGCTGTGGCATTCAAACGATTCTCTTGAATCCTTTGTTCCCATGCTTGTTCGATTTCTGCTCTGATTTCTTCGGAAATTGCATTATTTTCAAAGAGTGTCTTCAGTGCATCTAACATATTTTTCTCCTTGTTAGCGGAGACCGTTGATAATGTTCACCAACGATTCCTTTAAGTATTTCTGTGCCTTTTCGTCGCCATTAAGTTCGCGAGCCATATTTATTGCCTTATACCCACCACGGGTATTCATTAAGTGTTCGTAAATAGGCGTTGGATACGCCCCTGGAGCACTTGGTTGAGCAACGGCATCAACTGTAATAATTTCAAATTCGCTGACTTCGCCGCTTCCATCTTCTTTAACATTTCCAGATCCCCTAGACGAAACACCTAATTTTACACCATTTTGTATCATGGTTTGAATTAGTTGTCCCATCGGGGTTGGAATTACTTTAAGTTTTCCGTAACCGTTTGGGCCATCCATCCACATACTTGTGATCATATGACTTACACGATCTAAATTAACATTAAGTCCTTCAGGATGATCTACTTCACCTAACACACTATATCCACCTTGAATCTGATCGTTGAGCGTGTTGACAGCTCTACCAATCTCAGTTACAGGATATACACGCTGGTTAGCGTTTCTAACACCACCTTGTATGCAGATACCTTTGAGATACAAGTCTTTTCCACCTGCATCGTTTTCAGTAGTCTCGACGACCATCTTTGCTTGGTCGAATGATAGTGTTTCAGTTAAGTTTAACATCTAGTTTTCCTTAATCTCAATTAAGAACCAATAGTACTTTTACTATTTGTTCCAGACTCGCCTGCGCCTTTTTTCTCTGCGCCATGGCCTTTAGCGTTTGCACTCATTGACTTAGAAGCTTTTCCGCCTGGTACATTTACGTTCCCTGCATTTTCTTCTTTAGGAGTATTACCAGCTAATCCGCCAGCAGTACCTTTTTCACTACCTGTACCGCCTTTTGCGATATTAGCAGTAGTTCCACCCATGTCATTTTTACCAGCAACTGGTGATTTAGTGCCGTCTGTTCCAGTATCGCCCATTTTAGCCGTTACTTTCTCTACGTACTCTCTCATTTGCTCTCCAGCAGTTCTAGTGCCTTCGAAAGCTGGTGCTTCGTCTTCTACGCTAAGTTCGGATCCGACATTAAATGCCTCGTCCTTGTCTTCATCACCTTCGTCATCCATATCTGGCATTTCTTCAGCGTCATCTTCGTCGCCTTCTTCACCATCATCTGAATCACCTGACATCATTTTTTCAAATTCTGCTTTAAGGTCATCAAGAGCATCTTCTAGATCAACTACACGGTCTTCAACGTCTGCATCATCTTGTGCAT